TACTATGTCTCTAGAGTTTCGGCGGTCTTCAGGTATGCAGCAGACCGTCCGGCTGCTAGGTGATTTAGGCGAGCGATACGGAGCTGAACACGAGTATTACAACCTGAAATCACCAGCAGAAGCGATCAAGCTGCTTTGCATCAATAAGCCTGAATTTATGCAAGAGCTTTGCGAAGCTCATCAGCACGGGATTGGTTATCGCGTAATTCAGGCTGGGACGGATCTTGATTATCCAGATTTAAGGTTGCCGCTTGGCAGCCATGACCTGATCGTGACGCCGATTGTCGCGGGCAGCGGTGGAGGAGGAGGCATTGGCAAAATTTTGGTAGGGGTTGGATTAATCGCTGCTTCTTTCCTATTGCCTGGCGCCGGTTTGTTTGGGGCTACGAGTTTGTTTGGGGCCACTGCTGTTGCTGGTGGTATTGGAACTGCACTCGGCACAGCTTTCAGCGCAATCGGTGCATCTTTGATTCTTGGGGGCGTGAGCGAAATCATTGCGCCGCAGCCAGAAATTCCAGACCTAGGCGGCATGTTTGCCAGAAACAGGTTTTTGTCAGCGGAGTCCACTAGCACCGATGGTCCGCAATCAGTCACCAGAGGCACTGATGGCCGGCAGTCTTATGCCTACACCGGGGCTGCTAACACTGTGGGCGTTGGTGCGGTCATCCCGGTTGCTTATGGCGAAGTTTTGTCAGGCAGTCATCTGCTTTCAGCCACTGTGGAAGTTGCAGACGATTCAGACCCTTTAAAGACCGCAATTAAAACTCCAGGTCAGCAAACCATTCTGGTCGGCGGGGAAACTTTGAACTTTGGCAGTTTTCAGACTGCTTCAGGCGTGAAAGTTCGTCGCACTAGCATGGATTTTGGCGGAAACAATGAGGTAATAAAGCAAAAAAGAACGCACATGAGTTTAACGCCGGGAACGCTTGTCAGCGGCTTTACTGGGCAGCTTGACAAAAGATCAAACGAGCGCACGGAATTTGATTTTGTTTTTTTCTTATCGAACGGATTGCATGAACCAGTTAGCGGCGCTGGCAGCACATTAGTTGACGCATTTTTTACTTATCGTTTGTCTATTTTTGGCAATTTTGAAGACGGACCGAATCAACTTCTCGGTTCGTCACAGGCAACAGTGCAAGGCTTGTTATTAGCTGGTCAAACATATAAATGGCAACACAGAATGGAACACGGGGACGGAGGCGGACTTGAAGCGGTTTTCCCGCAGGTAGAAATTGTTGAGGCAAGAGCATTGTCGGGTCAAACCTTGTTTTGGCAAAGTTATGGCTACAGGTTATTTAACAGGTACGGCTGACTCATGGCTTTGAACTCTACCTCTGTCATTAAGATTATCGACCTTCTTTGTGAGGGACCGATTCAAGGGCTTGTTGGTGCGTCTAATGGCGTATTTGCAGAAGAGACTCCAATTAGCAATTTTTTGAATGCTGACGTTAATTATGATTTCAGGGTTGGCGGCGCAACTCAAAGTTTGCTGTCTCAGGGGTCAAGCGGCACCACAACAGTTACCGAAGTTGGAGTTGAGGTTGGGGAAAACTATTCAGAGACCTTAAACGCAAACAATCAAGTTTTAGCTCGCAACTATGGGCCAGGACAAACTGTTCGACAAGTGACAGATACAAAGTCTGAGTTTGTCGAGCTTCTGCTGTCTATCCCCGCTTTGTTTTCAACTGCCAAAGAAGGCTTAGCGTCTGGCCAGCTTTTTTGGGGGAAAATCAGATTTGCCGTTGACATACAGGCACAGGGTGGATCGTTTGTCAGAAAATACGACAAAACTATTACAGGCGTATCAACAAGCGATTATCAATTTAAAACGCCACGTTTAAGTCTTGACGGCACTGGGCCGTGGAATATCAGACTCGTTAAAATAGACTTAGGCGAAGAACATTTTGAAGTAAAATTTACAAATTTTCAAGAGGTTGCTCTTGACATTCCATTGGCAAATTCACGGGCAAATAGATTATTTTGGACCTCATTGATTGAGGGTGTGTCTGCACAAAATACTTATCCTTTTTCCGCACTTGCTGGACTTTCATTATCCACAAGGCAATTTAACAGTGTTCCGACTAGGGCCTACAAGATAAGAGGAAAGATTGTAAGCATTCCCCACAACGCTGTTGTGAATAGCGACGGCAGCCTAACTTTTGTTGGCACATTTAACGGCAGCTTGAGGCAGGCGTGGACTACATGCCCGGTGTGTTGTTGGCACGACATGCTTACTGACACCCGTTATGGCGCTGGGGATTTTGTTGAAGCGTCAAACATCAGTTGGGTTGACCTTTACCCTCTGGCTCAATACGCGAATCAGACCGTCACAAACCCTGATGGCTCAACAGAGCCTAGGTTTGCCTGCAACACCATAATTGGCAATCAAGCAGAGGCTTTTAGTGTCCTGCAAGACTTGGCAAGCGTTTTCCGTGGGATGCTTTTTTGGCGTGCTAACACGATCCAAGCAACGGCAGATCATGGCAACCTTGACGGGTCAGATATAACCGCTGTCCACCTTTATACCAACAGCAATGTCATCGGTGGGGCGTTTAACTATGAAGGCACTTCATTAAAAACACGCAGCACAAGCATTCGCGTCAGATACAACGACCCTGAGAATTTCTATAAGTCAAATTTTGTAGTTGTAGAAGACTCTGACTTGATCGCAAAGTACGGCAAGCAGATCAAAGAAATCATCGCCTTCGGCGCGACTTCAAAGTTTCAAGCGCAGAGGATGGGTCGATGGCTTTTGGCATCTGAAGAGCTTGACGGTGAAATCGTCAGCTTTTCAACCGGGCTTCAAGGCGCTGTCGTTTTGCCGGGTCAGGTTTTTGCGGTCTCTGATGAGATGCGCCAAGGCGTGCGGTTGGCGGGCAGGGTAAGCAGTGCCACCACAAGCGCAATCACAGCAGATCAAACCATTGCATTGCCCGCAGGTTCAAGCCCTACGTTGACCTGCACTTTGGCTGATGGAACGGTTGAGGCCAGAAGCATCACAAGCGTTTCAGGCGCTGTGATCAATGTGAGCGCGTTTAGCTCTGCACCGCTTGCTCAATCGCTTTGGGCGATTTCGACGACAAGCGTTGAAAATCAAAAATTTAGATGCCTGTCAGTCATTGACAACGGTGATGGAACGTATTCAGTCACTGGCGTTCAACACAACGACAGCATCTACGACACCGCTGATACAGGCACTGACTTGTTGTTTGAAGATGTCACGACATTCAACGACACGCCTGAACCACCTAGAAACCTAGTTTTGACCGCTAGTGAGGTTAAGTCTGGGCAATCTGTTATTAACAGAATGACAGCGACTTGGTCGCGTGCGTTAAATGGTGCAACCTTTGCATTTGAAATAAGGTACAAAATAGGGGAAGGGAATTACAACAATTTTGAAACTACAAATACCAGTTTTGAAATTGACGGACAGCCTGCAAGTGCAAGCATTACTTTTCAGATTCGAGCTGTTGGAGCGGCACCAGTCAGCAAAAAATCAAAGTGGATCTCAAACACAGTTGTTGTTCCTGACCCTGGCATCGACCCTGACGACCCAAACAAGGTGGTGGCGCCTCCAGACCCTGATGAGGTAACAATCCAACCAACAGGCACCAATCAAGTTCTTCTCAAGTGGCGGATACCTACAACGTCGTTAGACAGGTCTAAATTCATCGCAATTATTCGGCACACGCCTATCACTGACGGTTCAGGCACTTGGCCGAACAGCGTGGAGATGGCAAGAATTCAAGCAACAAACAGTCAAGCGGTTCTGCCGATGCTTGAAGGCGAGTATCTAATCAAGTTTGAGGACGAAGCTGGGCAGCGCAGCACTAACGCAAAAAGTGCCGTCATTGATTTGCCTGATCAGCTTCCAAGATTGACGGTTGTCGCTACGCGGGAAGACACGGTCACACCAAAATTTCAAGGACAAAAAGATCAAGTCTTGTTCAGTTCAGAGTACGACGGGTTGGTTTTAGATGGGAAGGAGGATTTGGACTCTAAAGCGGACTTTGATGCCATACCAGACTTTGACTTTTTTGGCATTCGCCATCTCTCTGGAGAGTATTATTTTAACAGCATTTTAGATTTAGGCGGCAAATTTAGCGTAGTTTTTGATAGACGCCTAAAGTCTCGTGGTATTTATCCCGCCGATACTTTTGACGACCGTCATGAAAACATTGACCGCTGGTCTGATTTTGATGGCCTAATCCCGGACGAAACAAGCACACAGCTTTATTTGAGAACTAGCGATTTAGCTACAACTGACGTTGAGCTTTTGCTGGAAGACGGCGACTTTTTCTTGACTGAAGATGACGATAAGTTTCAGCTCGAATCTGATATTGACTTTGGCGAATGGATTCCTATGGAGTCGGGTTCGTATGCGGGAAGACAGTTCCAGTTCAAGGCAGAGCTAACTTCTGGCCATATTGACCAAACACCGGTCGTTGATGAGCTGGGCTTCACGATGCAGCTAGAGAGGCGAACAGAGGGCAGCGCCACTATCTCGTCTGGAGCGGGTGCAAAAGCGGTGACGTTCGACAATGCTTTCTATCAAACGCCAAGCATTGGCATCACGGCTTACAACCTTGCTTCAGGGGATTACTATGAGGTCACTTCAGAGGCACGTACTGGGTTCACAATCACTTTCCGTAACAGCTCAAACGCTGCTATTGATCGTCAATTCCAGTATCAAGCCTCTGGCTTTGGCACACAGCAGACTTAATTATGGCAACGCATGATTATGTGATCGCAAACGCTTCCGGGGCTGCTGTCAGAGCTGACCTAAACAATGCGTTGGCGGCAATTGTCACTAATAACAGCGGGTCGTCAGAACCTGGAACGACGTATTCGTTTCAGTGGTGGGCCGACACAAACGAAAGTCAACTGAAGCTGCGTAACGCGGCTAATGATGATTGGGTCGTCATACAAGAGCTAGACGGCACGATGCTGATGGAAAACGGCACTGTTGCCGCTCCTGGCTTGGCCTTTGCGAGTGACTTAGACACTGGCTTTTTCCGCCCAGCGGCAAATCAACTTGCTATCGCTACGAATGGCGTTGAGCGCTTAGAGGTTGGCGCTGCTGAACTGGTGATCAACGATGGTGGCGCCGCCTATGACTTCCGGGTTGAGGGCGACACTGAGGCAAATTTGTTGGTTACAGACGGCAGCGCTGACTCAGTTGGCATTGGCACCGCTTCGCCCGGCACTTTGCTGGAACTGAACAGCACCGCTCCTTATGTGACGCTCAGAAATACGACAGAGGAAGACACAGAGGGTGGCAGGGAATCAAAGCTAATTTTTGAGGGTGAGCAATCCGGCGGGGAGATTAGCACGCTTGCTGAGATTGAGGCGCTGCATGATGGCACTGGCGACGATCAAAACGGCAGCCTTGTCTTTAAGACAAACGATGGATCTGACGGATCTACGCCAACCAAGCGAGTAACGATCGACAGAAATGGCAGCCTGTTACTTGGCTCGCAACTTGATCAAATTCAAACTTTTGGGGTGACTTGGCCATTGGCCGGTGAAGGCCAGAATGCCTTGTTTGGTGCATCTTTTCTTACGCACAGCAACGACGCGAATGGCTCTTGGCTTGTGCTTGGTAAATCGCGGGGCACTACAGCGGGCTCAACAACAATTGTTCAAGATGACGATCACATTGGCACTGTTGGATTTGCTCCTGCTGATGGGACTGATTACGTGTCAAGCGCGGGAATGATCCGTTGCGCTGTTGATGGCACGCCAGGGGCAAATGACACGCCAGGGCGTTTGGAGTTTTGGACCTGCGCTGATGGCACTAATGCAGCCTCAGAACGTATGCGGCTTGATGCTAACGGCCGTTTAACTATTAGGGGCACTAACCCAGGAGCATCTCGAACGTATATTAACGGAGATCAAACCGTTGATACTTATGGCCTAACAGTAAATATGGCAGGGATTGAGACAACAAATGCGATTGCCGGAAACTTTTTCTCAACTGCGGGCACAAATCACCCAACTAACGCCACAAGTTATTCAGTACAAGGCCAAGTGGCTGCGCTTGCAGGCAAGCCGATGGGCGGAGTGATAGGCATTGAACAAAACAGTCAATATCTAATTTCTGGTTATTACACAGGCAGTCAGTCTTGGGCAGCTTATGGCGCTGGCAGTATTTACATCAGCGGCACCTATCAGGGCTCAGATTCACGGCTAAAAGACGTAACTGGCAGCCTGACAGGAGTTTTAGAAAAACTCAAACAAATTACGCCAATTAATTTTACTTGGAAGGAAAACACCAACCAATACAAAAGCGGTGCAACCGGAACGCAGATTGGATGCATTGCTCAAGAGGTGTTGCCGCATTTCCCAGAGGTTGTGATTGAGGTTGACCAACACGTCGCACAAGTTGAAGGGGAAAAAGACACTATCAACCAAGAGCTGGGCATAAGCTACGGCGTGGATTACGCGAAGCTGACCCCAATCCTGTTGGCTGGCTTAAAAGAGGCGGTTGAGAAAATTGAAACTCTTGAGCAGCGTCTATCTAATGCTGGTATCTCATAGCGGTAAACCGCCCCATTTTCAAGCGGGGCTTTCGCGTTTACACTGTTCACAACACTGTTTGACTTAGGCTTAACTTTATTGTCATGGCTAATACCATCGTTTGGAAAATTAATTCACTCGAGCGCGAAGCCTCTGATGACTTTGTATTCACTGTGCATTACAGCGTTTGTGCAATCAGCGATAAACTTGATTCAGAAGGCAACCCTTACAACACAGGGGCTTACGGAAGTGTCGGTCTAGAACGTCCT